GGTAATTCAAGTTAGTTGGTTGCTCAACCAGTGCGTTCATCGTTGCCCTCCGTGCTACTATTTAGGCACAAAAAACCCCGTGAGATTTCTCCCACGGGGCTCTTGTTACTTAGGCTGTCGCCTGATATTACATCAGGTTGGTTACAGACACGAAGCGGTAGTAGATGTTTGCCTTCGCGTCGCCGAACGAACCGATCGAGCCGTCAGCATTCGTAGTAGCAAACGGGTTAGCCACAAGACCATAACGAGTCTTGAAGCCGATCTTCGGCTGGAAGGTGTCCTGACCGATGGCGCGAACCATCTGGAGCGGAACATACGGGCAGTAGAAGAGACCAGCGTCGAAGGCAGAAGAACCCTTGTAGCCGAGTGTCAGGTACTGTTTGCCAGAAGCAGATGAGAAGTACGGGTCGATATAGACGCGGATGCGACCGTTGATCACGCCGGCAAAGGTGTTGCCTGTGTCATCAACCTGCAGGTTCGCTGAGAGAGCAGGCGTATAGTCAAGCACGCCGGCCATTGACAGAGCAGAAGCAACGTCTGATGAGCAGATCAGAACGTTACCCTTACCGCGACGGGTTGCCTTCGCGATCTGGTTAGCTTCACGCTCGATCTGGAACAGCAGACCCTTAAACTTCTCAACCATCCAGCGGCCGTTTGAGTCAACGTCGAGGTTGAACGTACCAGTTGTCGTCACGTTCTCCTGAGCACCAGCTGTCGCGGTGTAGTTGATTGTACGAACAACTTCGCGGTTGATTTCAGCAAGAATCTCGGCTGACAGAATGTTGGCTAGCTCAGACTCGGCGTCCAGACCATGGATTGCCTTCAGATCCTGAGCCAGTTCCATGGTGTACTCAGCCTTCAGCGCACGTGACACTGCTGTCACTGCAACCTTCTCGACCGAGAATGCCATCTGCTGGAATGCATTAGTAGAACCGTCGCCCAGTGCTTCTGCACGTGACGTTGACATACCAGTTGAAACGGTGTAGCCAGAAGCGCCAGCCTTTACGCGAGCCGTCGGGTCATTGCCGTCCTGCACGCGACCAGAAGCCGTGTTAGCAACAACAAAGCGAGAAGCTGTGTTACCACCAGCAGAGGCAGAGAACGTTGTATTAGCCTCGTTGAACAGAGCCTCTGTACCCGTCTGCGACTCATAACGTGAGCGCAGAGCGAAGATCAGGCCTGTAGGACCAGTCATCGGCTGAACGCCGCAGATGTCATAGGCGATCAGGTTTGGCATCGAGCGACGAACCAGTGAGATAAGCACCGGGTCGAAGATGTCGATGTTGCCGGCGCTGGCAACTGAAGAAGAAGCGCCCATGGCGTTAGCAGGAGCCGCTTCACCAAGTAGTGAAGGTGAGCGATACCCGCCTGAACCAATTGCCTGCTGACGTGAGTCATGCTCCTGGTTCTCAAGCAGCTGCGCTAGAACTGCGCGACGATGAGAGTCCTTAATTGAGGGGAGGTCACCGTGATCGATGACGGCTCCCCACTTCTGCATTAGTGCTTCAGTATTCATAGTAGTTACCTTTCCCTCCTTAGGAATAATTATTACTATTTAGTTATTTATGCCTTTTTGACGGTACGTGAGATTGCCGCAACATACTGAGCCATTGGACCAGTTGCCTTGTCATCTGTATTGTCAATCGGGTCGCTGTCAAGCACACCCTCATTGAGAACTGACTTTACAGCAGCCTTACGGCCTGACGGGAAGTAACCTTCCTTAAGGTCTGAGAGCTTACCAGCAAAAGTCTCAACGTCATCAAAATCAACTGACTCGGCAAGCTTACGAAGCTTGTCAGCTTGCACTTCAGTTAGGCCATCAGTGGCCTCGGAGATTAAAGCACCACGAATAAGCTGTTCATTCTCAGCGCGAAGCTCGACTGAGGTTTCAATTTCGTTGTTTAGAGCAGCGGTCAGCTCCTCAACCTTAGCAGCTAGATCCTCAACCACATCTTCCTTGCCCTCAGGCACATCGATGTAATGCTCGGCAAACAGATTGCGCAGACCCGTCATGAATGAATCAACGATCTCTGAGCGCAGGCCAGTCTCAACGGCCAGACGATTCTCGTCCATCCACTGCTCAACAACGTGGTCGAGGTAAGAATCAAGCTCCTCAACAATACCAGCTACCTGAGTCTCAACTGCCTCAGCAATCTCAGCCTCATGAATAGCAGCCATCTCTTCCAGCTTCTCGTTGATCTTCGTCACGAGGGCTGTCTCAAAAATGTCAGACACCTTTGTCTTGAACTCTTCAGAAACGTCTGCGCCCTCAAAGATTGCGCGAACGTCATCGGCTACATTTAGGTCTTCTGATGTAACGCGCGGCGGCTGAGCAATCTTTGAGTTACCCTGCATTGGGTACTCATGCTCGCCGTCAGGTAGACCCATAACCTTAGCATAGGTTGCTTGCAGGTCACCCTTTCTCATCTTTGTCACGCTATTGACAATGGCTGCAACCATCGCTGAACGTGAAGCGGGGTTGACGGATGTCGGTGATGTCATCACCAGACCCTGCTCACCACCCTTGTCCCCACCAGGAGGTGTTACCTTGGCGCCAACCGGATCAGGAACATGAGACCCTGGTGCCTCAACTTCATTGATCTTCTTAACTTTATCGACCATTTCTTGTCTCCTTGGGAGCTAATGTTTTACGCTTTGATATTTATAAAATTTGGGTATTATAGCTTAGAAAGAAAGTTACGGAATACTTCCACAACTTCATTTTCAGTTCGGCGCGATCTTGCAGCCTCATTGATGCGCTTCTTATAGTTTGCGATTTCGACTTCCTTAAGAATGCCGTTGTCCCAAACCCATTCCTTACCTTCCATGATGCCATGCACGAATGCATCTGGCGCAGAAGGGTCAGCTACAATATCTCCTGCAGTGGCAAGATGAAAATCATCTTGAACCATCATGCAGCCATTAACTTCCTTAAGAGAACCCATACCTCTTGTGGATACACCGAGACGCGCACCCTCTTCCATAAGATTCTTTACGATATTGCCGTATGGAGTTTCCATGATCTTAGCGCGACCAATGTAATTGTTGCCGTCTTCGCGCAGTTCCTTGATCATGTGAGATACGCGCTCAAGGTTGATGGTCGGACCTGACGGGTGGCCAAGCTCACCATATGCACGGCTTTGATTTACGTGTTCTCTGACGTAACGATCAACTTCTCTAGCCATGATACCCTTAGGGTACACTCGACCGTTACGATTCTTTTGCTCAGCCTGCATAAACACGCCTTCGATAAAGTAGCTTCTGCCACCTCTCTCGTTAGCTTCGGTGATTAGATTGAGGTCTTCATTGACCTCACAAATAAGCTTCATGGCTAGTCCCCTTAGTATTCTGAGCCGCCAGTAATGGCTGCTCTCTTGTGTAGCTTAATTACCAAGGAAGCTGGGCCAGTGCCCGATCTTGTCACAACAACATTTGCTGCGGCTTCACCACCTGTCTCAAGCCCAACACCAAGAGCCTGAAAATCAAATGTACCAGTCTGTGCAAGATTGAGAACGTTATTTGCACCACGCTTTACGTTAAACGATACACCGTTAGATGCTGACCAAGAAACTACAGAGATAAACATCTCTTGCACAGTCTCACCAGCAGAATTTGCAGCAACAACTGCATTTGAGCTATTACGAGCTATAAACCCACCGGCAGCAAAGTTGCCGATGACATACCCACCCTTAATACCCTTATTGACTACTCTATCGATAGCCATAGATTATTCTCCTTCGACTTCGGTGTTTGTAACAAAGTCGATTACATCGCGGAGACCCTGTGCGCTTGACGCACCCATGGCTAAGAAAAATTCTGCATTGTCATTCTCAAGAAGAGAATAAACGTCAGCAATTCTAACAGCAAGATCGTCATCAATATCGACGTGACCATCTTCAAAAATTACGCGGCCACCAATTCGTGATTCAACAATGCGATGAATACCAAACTGCATAGATTCGCGGAACTGCTTGATTGACACTCTTGGTGTCTTAATAGCAAACGGCTCAACTGCCGAAGGTGCTGTGCGAACTACTGATGTCTCGCCGCCGCGCTTATCTGCGTAATTGGTTGGTGTCTGCTTTGTGTAAGAACCAAGCTCAGGACCCTTGATAGTTGATGTACCTTGATCGATCTTTGTTCTCTCGCCAACCTTTGGCTCATCACCGGCACGATGATGAATGCGCTTCTTAGCATCAGCCTGATTTGGGTTCTTATCTTGATCACCAAAATCTGTTACATCTGATGTGTGCATAGCCTTAAAAGCTTTTTCACCAGCAGCCTTAGGCTCTAGTGATGCTGTCTCATCGTCGTCAACAGACTTGTCAGCTCTAAACGTGCGCTTCAGAGCTTGAGTTGTAGTAACATAACCCGCTTCTTGAAGTCGCGCGGCTTGCTCCCTAATATTCTTAAG